CCCAGCAAATTGGCAAATTTGATATCACCGTAATCGGTCTCAATGTAGAAATGGAAGAAGATAAACTGGACCCAGCACAATTAAAACGTGCTCATGTGTACAGAACTCTAGCCTATTATATCTTTCCAAGACTCAGCAAGTTTGAACCAGAAATGGATGTGTTCCAAATGAGAATGGAGCACTATAGAAATCTGTGGAGAGAAGAAATAGATGATGTGATCAAAGATGGTGTGCATTACGATATTGACAGTGATGGCACATTCAGTGATCTAGAGAAAGAGCCCAGCTACTTTGGCCGATTGAGACGATGATATGAGCTTTAGAAATGATATTGCAACAGACATAATCAAAACATTGAAAGGTTTGACAGATCCGAGACCAATACTGGTTACTCGTGAGCCTTTTGATGTGGAAAAATTAGCCATAACACAGTTCCCTGCAATAATGGTCAATTCAGGCAATGAAGAGCGTGATGACTATGATATGAACTTTCGCAGTGGCACAATAGAATACACACTCCAAGCATTTGTGCGTGGAGCAACAGAATTAGATCGACAAAAAAACGATTTGATAGAAGCAATTTCTGAAGGTTTAGAATCAGATAGACGCAGAGGTACCAGCAACCCAGGCGTGAATACACTGATAACCAATATAGAAGTTGTAGATAGACTTCCTCCGTTAGCAGAGGTAATCATTACAGTTCAAGTGAGATACAGATACCGCAAAGGAGTAGAGTAATGGTAGAAATAGAAAAAAATGGTGAAGTTCGGTGTGTAAAAGAACGTTACCTACAGAACTTTATTGATCGTGGCTGGACAAAGACAGGATCAAAAAAGACGAAGCCAGCAGGTAAGGTCGTTGAGGCCGCTGCTGAAGTGAAGCCCGTTGAAGAAGAACTTCCATATGAGGAATGGGATATCAATTCCGAAGAGTGGGCTGAATCAGAAGAAGCCGCATATTTAAATCAAAATAAAGGAGAATAAACATGGCGAGTTATGAAGGAAGCGCAGGCACAGTTAAAATTGCAAGTGGTGCAGACGCAGTTACAGCTGTCGCAAGTGTGCGTGGTTGGAGCATGGATATCACACGTGATACAGTTGAAGACACATCAATGGCATCAGGTGGTGTTAGAACATACAAAAAAGGTTTGCAATCATATTCAGGTTCAATGGACATTGTGTATGACGATTCAGAAAACACAATTGTATCAACAGCATTGAATCCAGATACAGATGATGCAGTAACAGTTGAACTTTACAGTGATAGTGCAACTGACACAACAAAATTTGCAGGTAGTGTTATCATCACCAGCTACAGTGTCACAGCATCATATGATGGTTTAACAGAAGCAAGTGTATCTTTCCAAGGTACAGGCGCAATCACAACAGCAAGCATCTAAGGAAGTTATTATGCCACTGGTGGTAACAAAATCAGGTACAAATATCCGTAATTGGTTGAATGGTGTGATCGAACAAGAGAAAAAACATCTCAAGGACGATTACAAATCAGCAGTGGTACCAAGAACTCCCATTGATACAGGCAGAGCAAGACGTGGATGGCAAACTAGAACAAATCGCATTGAAAACCAAGTTCCCTATATTGCGAAATTGGAAGGTGGCTATTCACGTCAAGCACCAAATGGTTTTGTCAAACAGGCATTGACCAGTACAATAGAAAAAAGCGATCGAAGGAAATACTAAATGAGCGAACAAAAGAAAAAAATTAGTGTTTTAGATAACGCCACCAAGCATTATCAAAATCAAATCAAAGACATGGTGAATTTTGCAGTGCCAGAGTGGAATTGTAGAATCTATCACAGAACAGTAACAACCCTAGCACAAGAATCAGAAGTGATTGAGTTGGCTAGACAAAACAAAACAGTTGAAGCAATGGTTACAACAATCATCAACAAAGCACGTCATGAAGATGGTACTAAAATGTTCAGCAAACATGACAAAAGTGCATTGATGAATGAAGTTGATCCTGCTGTGGTGCTGAGAGTAGCAGAGCAAATCAATGGTGGTGCATTGCCTAAACTAGAGGAATTGGAAAAAAACTAAAGAATGATCCAGATCTACACTTCATGCTTTTTTTAAGCAAAGAACTGGGTCAAACTTTAGAAACCACGCTCGAAATGAGCACACTAGAATTTAAACTTTGGGTGGCATACTATAACCTAGAAGCCAAACAGAGAAAAGAAGCACAAAGGAAGGCAAAGCATGGCAGACGCTAATATTATTGTCAAGATAGTTGATCAAACCCGAGGTGGTTTAAGCAGTGTTGTCGCCCAGACAGACAAAGCCGGAGCAGCAGCAGGTAGAGCCAATACAGCATTTGTAGGTATGGGTCGAGCAGTTGCGGCAGTTGCGGCAGCAGTCAGTGTTGATGCCTTCCTTAAATTTGGTGATAGTGTACAGCGTATTCAAAACAGATTGGCATTGATCAATCCGGAATTGGGTACCACAGCAGAAAACTTTCAAGCAGTTGTAGATATTGCGAATAACACTTTTCAGCCTTTAAGCTCTGTTGCTGATTTGTATCAAAAAGTTTCAAGAAGTGCTGATCAATATGGTTTAAGTGCGCAACAGGTAGGCACTGTTACAGAAAGTTTAACCAATTTATTGAGATTGTCAGGAGCAAGCAGTGAAGCAGCAGCTGGGGCGATTATGCAGTTTGGTCAGGCTTTAGGTACTGGTGTTTTGCGTGGTGAAGAATTTAATGCAATCAATGAAGCCACAGCTGGTGAAATATTGCCATTGTTGGCAGAACAATTGGGTGTTAGCACAGGTCAAGTTAGAGAAATGGCCGAACAAGGTAAGATCACGGGTGATGTAATTCTCAATGCATTAGGTAATGGTGCAGCCCAAACAGCTGAAAAAGTAGGCAATATGGGCGTAACCATTGGTGGCGCTATCACTGTTATGAAAAACAACTTCCTAGCATTGGGCACAGAAGCAACACCGGTGTTCAACGCTATAGCCGAAGGCATATTATTATTAGCCAACAATTTAGACACTGCCGTAACATTTGTAGGCTCATTTATAGCAGCATTTGCGGCTGCAAAATTAGCAGCAATTGTTACAAGTATAGGTAGCATTAGAACAGCAGTTTTGGCATTGAATGTTGCTATAATGGCAAATCCAATTGGGTTATTTGCCACCGCTGTTGCAGCAGCAGCAACATTGATTATACAAAATTGGGATAAGATACGTGATGCATTTGAAGGCATATGGCCAGCTATGCAAAAAGCGTATTTGGTGTTTGAAAATGCATTCTTCAAAGGCATTGAAAGCGCAATCAATAATGTGGTAAATGGTTTCCAAAACATGGGCATTCGCATTGGTGGATTCTTCAAAGGTATAGCAGCAGCAGCCAAAGATCCACTGAACGCAATGAGTGCATTTGAACAAGCAATGGCGGAAGCAGAAGCACAGGTCAAAAAGAATGTTGATAAAGCAGTTGATTTTAGTGAGGCCATTGCTGATAATGACAAAAAGATACAAGAACTAACCAGAGACACAAAATCAAACACAGGCGAAACTGACAAAAACAGTGATGCCAAAGAACAAAACACAGAAGAAACTGGTAAACTCAGCGAAGCAACAGAAGGCTGGACAGATGTCACAGATAAAAATACAGGTGTTGTCGATGAAAATACAGATGCAATACAAGCACAATACAAGGCCTTAGCAGAAAGTAGATTAGCCAGTGAAAGGGCTACACGGGCAGTTGAAGACAGTATTGGGGCATTGAGGGGCGAAACAGCACTTTTAAATCTAAACCAAGATGAACGTGATGAACTATTAGGATTGATTGAATTAGAAAATCGCAAACGTGAAGAATTAGGCGATGATATTGAAGATTTAACACAAGATGAAATGGATCAACTTTATGATCTAGCAGGCACAAGAGACAGTGTGCATTTGGATTTTATGACTCTCACAGAAGAAGAGATCAACGCATATTATGATGCACAAGAAGCTCACAGAGAAAAAGTAAATCAAATCAAAGCAGACTTAGAGGCCAAACGCAAAGCAGAACGAGCAGCCCTAGATGCTGAACGCAAAATGCAACGTGAGCGTGATAGTTTAACACGTGATATTGAAAGCAGCATTAGAAAATATAGACGTGATACACTAGGCGAAAGTAAATTGATGCAAGAAGACCTTGACAAGTTTATCAAAGATGCTCGTGATCAAGGTCGTATAAATGATGAAGATGTACAATTAGCAATCAAAGCCAAAAGATATGATATTCAACAGCAGATGCAATCAGATTATGAAGATTTTATTGCTGAACAAGAACGTGCTACACGTGAATTTAAAGACGAGTTTGGCGTAATATATGATGATATCTATGATGGTATCTATAAGTTGTTTGGCATTGATGGCAAGGCTAGACAAGATATTCAAAAGTATAACACCTACGCCAAATTCTTTTTAGGCACTGATATTTTAGGTGCAGTTGATAATTTTATTACCGGATCTTTGATGGGTATAAGAAATACTTTTGTACCTGGTATGCAAAATGGTGGTGTAGCAGCAGGAAACGCAATAGCAACACCATTTAATCCAGGCGGCGTAGCATACAATGGCATTGGCGGATTTATAGGTTATGCCATAAACGCAATAGGCGGTGGCGGCGGCTTTGGCGGTGGTTTAATTGGCGCAGTTTTAGCATTGTTCAACACAGGTTTAGGCGGCGGCCTCAAAAACATCTTTACCAATGTGTTCAACTGGACAAAAGGCATATTTGGCGGCGTTGGCAATTTCTTAGGTGATATTTGGGGCGGTATTAAAAGTGTAGGAAGCAGTATATTTGGCGGTGTAGGTGATTTCTTCAGCGGCATTGTATCAGGCATTGGCAACTTCTTCAGCGGATTGTTTGCAGATGGTGGATATATTAGACCAGGCACAGTGGGTATTGTTGGCGAAGCAGGCGCAGAATTGGTTAGAGGTCCAGCCAATGTTACCAGTGCAGCAGATACAGCAGCTATGATGATGGGCGGTGGTCCTATCAATGTAAACTTCAACATCAACGCTGTGGATGCCAAAGGAGTAGATCAATTATTGATTGAACGCAAGGCATTGATTGCAGATGTGGTAAGGAATGCCGTACAAACATCAGGTAGGAGATTATAATGCCAGCAGCAAATTTTCCCAGCATTGAACCAGCATCGGTATCAGTTATACCAATAACACCTTTGCAAATCAACAGAACACTCAGTGGTCGAGAAACTAGAGATTTGGTTACAGGACCATACTTTGAATTCATCTATGAATTTCCACCTTTGGATTCTGATCAAAGACGTCAAATCGCAGGTCACATTGCCAACGCAAATGGAGCATTGCAGAGTTTTTATGTAAAATTGCCCACAGGTGTAGATGACGTGTCAGGCAATGCAGCAGGCACAATTGATGTTGCCAGCGGCGAAAGTGCAGGTGCTACAGCAGTAATTTACACAGCTACAGGCGCAACTGATACCACAGTGTTCAAAGCAGGCGATATTATACAATTTGACAACCACGG